CTTGCGAAAAACGTATAGTGTGGTATTTTTGCAACAGTAGGAGATGGAGATGGATGGAAAACGGTTAGAGGAGCAGGATCGCGGAGCCAAGGCAGAAGCCTTATTACGCAATCCAATGCTTCAAGAAGCGTTCGAAATGCTAGAGGAAAAGTATTTGGACGCATGGAAAAATTCTCCTGTCAAAGCTCAAGATGACAGGGAAAAGCTCTTTCAGATGTACCAAAACCTAAAAGCGGTACAAGGCCATCTGGAGGAGGTTGTCAATACTGGCAACCTAGCAAAAGCACAACTTAAATGAGGAGATAGATTATTATGAGCGATGAAACCAGTACCCTCCTTGGATCTGGAGACGCTTTAAGCAAAGGTCAAGCGATTGACCTTCTCTTGAATATCAACGCCCCCAAAGAGGCAAGCGAAGATACTCAAGAGCCTGTAGCCAAAGAAGTCGAAGCCGAAGAGGTAGAGACGGAAAAGGCAACATCTGAATACGAACCGGAAGAAGAGGACGCTGAAGAGCCATCCGAATCTGAAGAGGAAGAGGAAGATGATGAAGAGTATGACGTTGAGGAAGACGAAATTGAAATCGTCGAAGAAGATGAAATCGAAGTCGTCGAAGATGACGTTTATACCGTTAAAGTTGATGGTGAAGAGAAAAAAGTAACCGCTGAGGAACTTGTCAAATCATATCAACTAGAGCAAGCCGCGCAGAAGCGTATGCAAGAAGCCTCCCAAACACGGAAGCAAGCAGAAGCGGAAGCAGAGGCATTAGCTCAACAACGCGAGCAGTACGCTCAGGCTTTGCAGATGATAGAAGCCCAGCTTACTCAGGTGCAAGAGCCAACCCAAGAATATTGGGAGAAGCTCTACCAGGAAGACCCTCTTGAGTGGACACGTCAACGTGACGCTTACCGCGAACGCAAGGATCAACTTGCAAAGGTACAGCAAGAACGTATTCGTACACAGCAAGAGCAACAACAGCAGATGATGCAAGCTCACAAGCAGAAACTTGTTGAGGAGCAAAATCGGTTGTTAGAGCGTATTCCTGAATGGCGTAACGAAGAAGTTGCGACCCGCGAAAAACAGGCTGTGATTAGTTATGCACAGCGGCTTGGTTACACCGAGCAGGAACTTGCGGTAGCTAGTGACAGTCGCGCCATTGAAGCCTTACGTAAGGCTTACCTTTACGATGAGTTAATGGCTAAACGGCCTGAAGCTCAGAAGAAAGTAAAGAAAGCACCGAAGACAGTTAAAGCTGGTACTCCTGCCTCTAAAAAGCAAATAGCATCTGGTCGCAAGAAACAGGCTTTTGATCGCCTAGCAAAAACTGGCTCGAAAGATGCCGCCGTTGATTATTTATTAGAAAGGATGAAGTAACATGGCTATCCATAGCACTTCCACAGCAGTAGGTGAACGCGAAGATCTTGCTGATGTAATTACTCGCATTGACCCTGATGAAACCCCCATCTTCTCTGCTCTCCGTAAAGAGACAGGAAATGGTGTATTTGTAGAATGGCAAGTACAAGAACTTGCCGCCGCTTCTGCAACCAACTACCGCAACGAAGGCGCAGACGCGAGCTATGTCGCTCCGACTGCAACTACTCGTTTTGGCAACTACATGCAGATTTCACAAAAAGACGCGCAAGTCTCTGGCACATTGGATGCCGTTGACAAAGCTGGTCGTGACCGTGAAACCGCATACCAAAAAGTCTTGAAAGGCTTGGAGCTTCGTCGTGACATTGAAAAATACCTCCATTCAGACACGGCCCGTTCCGGTTCCGATCCACGCAAGGCTGGCTCTTTGTCAGCTTGGATCACCAACGTAGACGACGCTTCTGGCACGTCTGCCGCTACTGGTGACGGTACTGATGTTCCTGACATGGCTGGTACAAACCGTGCCCTGACTCTGGACATGATCGACAACGCAATGCAAGCTGCTTACACGGACGGTGGTCAGCCTAACATGCTGGTTGTATCTCCTTCCAAAAAAGCGACTTTCAGCGGCCTAAATGGCGGTTCAGTTGCTACGAATCAAATCAACTACACGGCTCCTCGTGAAGCCGCTATCGTTGGTTCGGTTTCGTTGTACCTGTCTGACTTTGGTCAGCTTGACGTTGTAATCGACCGCTTTGCTTCGGACGACCGTGTATACCTGCTTGACAGCGACTATGCTTCTGTCTGCACGTTGCCTGGCCGTAACTTTGCAGTAAACGATTTGGCGAAAACTGGTGACTCTCAGAAATTTGAGATTATCACTGAGTGGACGCTGAAAGTATCTGCACCGAAAGCACACGGCGCAGTTTACGACCTGTCGTAATTGATGCGGGGGGTGGCCTTGAAACCACCCCCTAACTCACTTGTGAGGGAGACATGAAGAAGCTAGTACATAAAGATGCTGTTACAGGCAAAGAAACTTGGTGCCACTTTCAACCTGACGGTGGCTTTATTTTTGAGACAACACAGAATGTAGATGCGCTTTTGCAGGAGAACAAAAAGCAAGCAAACGAATACAGAAATGGTAGTCTTTTAGGAAATACTCAGCGCCATCAACAAAAGGTTGCCGATATTCCCGCAGGGTTGTACCATGAGCTGGTTCAGAAATTTGGACGACCAAAAGACAATCCTAACGCATGGAAGCGTTGGCTAAACGATTATGACAATCGTTTCTTTAGAACAGGCGGCGGTAACGTATAATGGCTATTGGAACTTACTCAGAATTAAAAACGGCTATTGCTAATTTCCTAGCCCGTGATGACTTAACGGATCGTATTCCTGAGTTTATTGCATTAGCTGAGGGACGTATGAGCCGACTATTGGAGTCGCGTGGTCAGGAGAAACGCGCAACAGCTACGCTAACGTCTGGTGACGCATTTGTATCTTTGCCAACAGACTTACGCGCTATTCGTCTTGTAAAGCTAAATACTAACCCGATTGAGGTTCTTGAGTATTACACCCCAGCCAAGCTGGATGAAACGTACTCATCTACAGCAATCGGTAAGCCGCGTGGCTACACTATCATTGGCACAGAAATTAAGTTTGCTCCCACGCCAGATAGCGGCTACACAGCAGAGATTGTATATGTAGAGGGTGTTGCTGATTTGTCAGACATCAACACGACCAATACTATGCTAACACGCCATCCCGACGCATATCTGTATGGCGCACTTGCTCAAGCGAGCATTTATCTTATGGATGACCAAAAGACTGCTTTATATGAGCAGTTGTTTACACGGTCACTTGATGAGATAAAGAAAGAAGAAGAGCGTGGTAAACACGCTGGTAGCGCCCTCTTTATGAAATCTGACTACGGAGAATTAACATGAGCGCAATGAGCGATTATCTGGAAAATGCTTTTCTGGATCACTTTCTTGGAACATCATCCACAGCTTCCCCAGCCACTATCTATGTAGGTCTGCACACTGCCGATCCTACCGATGCTGGTACAGGCACAGAAGTAAGCGGCAACGGCTATGCACGTCAGTCGATTTCTTTTGGTGCATCTTCTGGTGGAACGGCAAGCAACGATGCCGCTGTTGAGTTTCCTGCCGCTTCTGGTGGCAACTGGGGAACGATTACACATATCGGTATCTGGGATGCTTCTTCTGCTGGCAACCTTTTGTTCCATGCGGCTTTGACTGCAAGCAAGACCATCAACGAAGGTGACATCTTTAAGATTGCCACATCGGGTGTTGACATCACGGCGGCTTAATTATGGCCGAAATCGTAGGGCCAAATTTAGAACAGCTAGATAACTGGGGTACGTTAGACACTCTACCGTATAGTCTTGACGACCCTATCTGGCTGACTGCGGCTTTACGCGAAGGTGAGTCTACACCATCAACCAGCGCATCTGTTTCTGCCGCTGGTTTTGGTATATTCCTACATACAGCATCAGCGTCTGTATCTGTCAGCGTATCTGCTGAGTGCTTGCGTATCTTGACATTTGAGGCATCTCTTAATGCCTCTGCCAGTGTTACGTCCGAAGGAATACGGATACAGTTTGGCGCATCTATGCTGGCTGGCCCAGCGACTATGGATGCACAGGCTTTCCTTATTGCCAACGGTCAGGCATCTGCATCTACAAACGCCACGGTAGCCTCTGAGGGCATCCGTATTGTTATCGGCGAGTCTGCACTTAGCACATCCGCTAGTGTTGCCTCTGAAGGTATTCGTATCCAGTTTGGCGCGGCATCTGCATCCTCCGCTGTTACGACTACTGCCGAAGCTGTGCGGTTGCGTCTTGGTGAGGCACAGCCATCTACCTCTGCTACTGTTGAAGCGGCTGGTGGTTTTGTTGCTAGTGCCAACGCAAATGTAAACGTATTTGCCACAGCAACGGCTAACGGCTTCTATTTTGCTGACGGTCGTGCAACACCACTTGCCACAGCTTCTCTATCCGTAGAGGCAGAAAAACTGGGTGAATTGTGGTCTATTCTTGCGGTATCGGATACTGTATTGTCTGATGTTATAGTTGGAGAAGATACTTGGACTAAGATTCCGCCGGAAGATGAAAGCTGGAACCTTGTTGCCGCTGGTCTTGGTACTTGGGTAAAGATAGATGCAGGTTCAGAAGTTTGGAGTGACAAATGATACAGTTTGGCGAATTTTTACCAGATCAATCTGATTTTGGTAATGCTGGTGTAACCATTGCCAATAACGTAATTCCAGCGGCTATTGGCTATGAGAGTATGCAAAGCCTTTCTCCTATTAGCGCCGCCGCTGATGGGCCGCTTGTTGGTATGATTGCGGCGGCTGATGACGATGGTCAGATCGCCTTGTATGCCGCTGACCGTGGCAAGATTTATCAGTTTAACACGACCACAAGTACGCTTGATAATGTCAGCAAGGCTGGAAACTACAGCACAGATGACGATGATCGCTGGCGTTTTGTGCAGTTTGGCCAAGACGTAATCGGCACTAACTTTGGCGATCCTATTCAGTATATCACGGCTTACACTGGTACGCAGTTTGCCGACCTTTCTGCTGATGCACCACGCGCTAAGTATCTTGCGGTTGTGCGCGACTTTGTGATGACAGGCTTTACCTATGACGCGACGGACGGTAACAAGCCATACCGTGTGCGTTGGTCTGGTATTGGCGATCATACAAGCTGGGCTATCTCTGCGGCGACTCAGGCTGACTTCCAAGACATTGCTGACATGGGCGACGTAACTGGACTAGTCGGCGGAGAGTATGCAACAATCCTACTTGAGAAAGGTATTGTTCGCGCCTCATATATTGGCTCACCTCTGATCTTCCAGTTTGACAAGGTTGAGACTGTGCGTGGATGTAAGGTGCCAGGCAGTGTCTGCAATGTTGGCCATAGTGTGTTCTATCTTGCTGACGATGGCTTTTATATGTTTGACGGTGAGCGGTCACAGCCTATTGGCGCAGAAAAAGTAAACCGCTTTTTCTTAGAGGATTGGAATGGTGAACACGCAAGGAATATGTCGGCATCTGCGGATCCTCTTCGGCAAATTATCGTATGGTCTTACGCAAGCACTGCATCAAGTGATGGCTCTGCTGACAAACTTATCATTTACAATTACGCGCTTGGTAAGTGGTCAACGGCTGACATCGCCGTGGATCTGGTCGCTCCTGTATATACTGCTGGTTATACCTTGGAGGATCTTGATGCCGCTTTTGGTGCTCTTGATGTTCTACCTGCTTCTCTTGATGGAGCTATTTACCGTGGTGGAGAGTTTCTTTTTGCAGCTTCTAAAGACAATAAGATCCAAACGTTTACTGGTTCTACGCTTTCGGCGACTATTGAAACGGCTGAGTTTGAAGGTAAGACAGGTTCTTTCACTATGCTCCGAAATGTTATCCCTTATGTTACGCTTCGTGAAAACGCATCTGGGAACGTCACTGCGCAAATAGCATCGCGTAACCGTCAGATTGACACATACTCATTTGGCACTGCATCTAGCTTAAATACAGATAACCTTATCCCTGTTAGGTCTAATGGTCGTTATCACAGGATACGGCTTAACCTTACAGGTGGCTGGAAAAAAGCGCAGGGCATTGATTTAGACTTTGGGACGATAGGGCGTAGGTAATGGCTAACCAGTACCGTAGGCTACCAAATCTAGGAGGCACTCCGCGTGAGGTTGCGGAGGTTGTCAATAACCTTGTTGAAGGTAAGCTAAACTCTACTGGTACAATAACACTGGATACAGGCGGTGCGACTACTACAACATTACTTGATCGTCGGATTGGTGCTGACTCAGTTATTCTTTTTGCCCCTGCTTCTCTTTCTGCGGCGGCAACAAATAAATACCCGTATGGCACTTTTGAGAATCATTCGGATATTACATTTTCTGCGGC